TCAAAGTTTTCTTTGTATCTCCTTTAACTAAATCAAAATCAAACTCCTTGTTCATTTTTTCTTTTACATATTTTTTAAACTCGTTTAATCTTTTTTCAACTGCTTCATATAAATTATGTGGTTTAGTATTTAGTTCAGTTCTATCTGTAAATTCATCAGCATCTTCAAACAAATCATAACCTTTGTAATAAACTTTATCTACGTTGTCAAAAGCTGCCAGTGCCATTTCAATAGCTCTACCACCATTCCACGTACCTGTTTCAAGTATCCTTGAAAATTTGTAATGTCTGATGACATCTGCCAATTGTTTATACCTCTTTGGACCAACGACATCAGGTGTGGTTTTGTCTGATAGTAAATCTTTTCTGTTTCCTTTAAAATGTTCAAAGTAATCTGATAAAGGAGAGTTATTAAACGCATCTAAACCTCGCACTTTTGGAGTTAAATTATGTTTTTTAAGACCATGAGCACCATAAAGGTTAAATAATCTTTCAAATATAAAACCATCATGCCACTCTCTGTAGGATAAAACTTCATGACTATCATAGATACCTCTCATATCTAATAATAAATCAAGGGGTGGGACATTGTTTAAATTAAATGCCATAAAAGATGTTTCACTATAGTCCACATCTTTTCTACCAAGGTGAACCAACTCAGAACCTAGGGGAATAATTCCAAGCAAGTCCTTTTTAGTTATAGGCTTTTTAAGGATAATGTCAGCATCCAACCAAACTACCCACCCCATTTGCATACCTTCTTCTACTAACTTGAAGGAGAAGTCAGTCAAGGCATACACTTTGTGACACCATTTAATGGCATCTAATCTCCAGTTATATGGCATACGTTTACCCTCAGTGCCATCATGTAGTTTCATTTCATCTCTATATTTTAACATAGAGGGAACTTTATTTAAATTTTTAAATGTTATGTTTTTTGATTTAGGAAATTGTTTAATTGTCTTGTCATCAAAGTCATGATAATATGCTGTTAAATGTAAATCATCAGAAAGAAATTTATTAGCTGACTCAATCATTTTTTTAGCATAAGTTTCCCATCCTTTAGGATTAAAGGAAGTAACGATATTTATTGTATCTTTAGCCATATTAATACTTCACCATTTTTGTAGGTCTTGTTTCATTTATAGTATTTCTATATAAAAGTTTTTCATCTTCCCAGTCTTGGGCAAATTGCATAGTAGCAAATTTACCACCAAACCAAGGACCACCAAGAGAAAAATGTATAGCATTAGGACTATCTTTTAGTTGTGAAACTTCAGGTATATGATTCCAACTTCCAGGTATCTCTCCTATCTGGTCATCACTTGTCCATTTAAATTGGTGTAAGTCTAAACCTTTCATAGTATTTACTTTATCACTTGTCAAATTTTTTACATCTTTATGTTTCATATTAAATAACATTAATGAAGACCATAGTTTTTTATCATAACCTAGTTGTTTTTGATTATCCATCTTAGTATCTTCAGTAGGTTGCCAATCAAACTTAACACAAGCAACAGCTTTATCATCATAGTTATCTTCTACAAACTTAAACAGTTTATCTACATCTCTAAGAAATAAAAAATCACAATCACAAAACATTACCCAATTTTTCATTTTATTTATCTTAGCTAAATGAGGGCACAAAAATCTAGTATGACTAAACTCTGTTGAAAAAGGCTTGTCATCTAACACATCATATTTTTGACCCTCTTTATCTTCTCTCCATTCTCTAGTAAAATGACCACTATTTCTCAAGTGAGAAACATTCAAATCAATTATGGTTAAAGGTCTTGAACTATGTCTAGCTAATGAGTTTTCACAAACTCTATAAGCTATATCTTCACGAGAATCATAACCTATAAAAACAAAATTAGTTTTTTCTTTAGGTAAAGGATGAACTGTTTCTTCCTTATGTGTTGCTCTTGCATTTATAAACATATTTATTCCTTAGTTTTTCTTCAGTTAGGTCACACCAATTGCAAGGTTTATCTTTTTCTATACCTATAATATCTTTTTCAACCTCACAATAGTGTTCCCACATATTATTTTTATACTTTAAATAATCATTAACTGTTAGTTTATTGTTAAATAAATAATTATATATTTTTTTAATCATAAAGTCAACAAAAAAATTAAACTATTTCACAAGCACCTGCAGTACATGCAAGTTCTTTTGATGAAGTAGTTGTATCTTCCTTTTCATATTTAGTTAAGTCCATCCAATTAATATTTCTTGGAGTCTTAGTTAACCACTCTTGATAAGTTTTCTTATCAACTTCTTGATAAGGTGCTTGTTTATATGAATGGTCAGAGTGTGGTAAGAATGACACACCACTCATCACATCAAAGTTTTCATATACCCATGCTCCAACTTGTAACCATTCTTCTTCTTTTACATAAACTGTAATTGAAGGTTTATGTTCACACCAATATAACTGATAAGTTTTCCATATCTCTAGTTGTTCAATAGCAGATTTAGCATCTCTCATTACTGATTCTACTGGAGACTTCATAGGAAAATAAATAACTTTAGTATCGTTTGGTTTCATTACATCATCTTCAGCATGAAAACCTTTATCTATCATCATGTCACACAAAGGGTCTTTTTTATCTGCTCTTACAGTTCTAAGATAATAAGGTGAATAACGTGGGTGTATGCCTGAAGCTGAGTCAACTAATTGTGATACAGTTCCTGAAGGTTTAACACAAGTAATAGCAGTTGATTGATTAACTCCTAATAACTCTGCCCATTTTTTATTTGTTTCAATTGCATGGTCTTTTAAATTAACTAACAGAGATTTTAAAACTGCTTGATTAAAAGCACCACCTGATAATATAAAATTATCCATAATACCAGTAAGAGAAACACCTAATAGTCTTTCTTCTTCAGTATTATCTTTCCATTGTTTAGTTAAATATCTAAAGTCTGATAGAGTTGATTGAAGTGTACCAAAGATTGTTGCTATCTCTACCTTTTCTTTTAAAGTTTTTTCAGTATCATCAGGTCTTACAACTACTTCAGATAAATTACAAAATTGTTTATTTCGTAATACTATTTCTGAACATGGATTAGTTCCAAAGTCATGTTCACCATCTCTTCTACCTGAACGTGTTGCCATTTTTTGTGATGCAACTCTATTAAATATACCACGTTCACCTGATTTAGAATCATAAAGAGATACCCACTCTTTCATGAATGTACCTATGTCAGGTTTTTCAGTATAAGCTACAGAGTTATTAGCATAACTTCTTTGTGGATTATTATCCCACCATTGACCAGTCTTTGCATCTCTCATTCTAATATCTGAAAGATTAGACAAACTAATTAAAGCTGAACGTCTTACACCACCACAAACAACTACGTCTGCAATCTTACATACAATATCATGACACTCAATACTATTTAATTTTCTGCCACTAGCTTTTTGAAATGTTTCAATACTAAATTTAAATAAATCTCTTAATGGGTCAGGACCACTAGCACGTCCACCAAATGTTTTTAGTTTAGCACCTGCAGGTCTGACAAGAGACACGTCAAATTGTGGTATTTGTCCTGCGTATAACATAGCAATAAGTTCACGATAAGATTTTGCCCAACCTATTTTACTATCTCTAACTTTAATTACTGTTTCAGTAGTATGAAATTTTTCTGCAATCTCAGGAAGTTTATCAACGTATTGTCTTTCAACACTAAACCCTACACCAGTGCCACACATAAGTATATACATTATTTCATCAAAGGTTCTTACATTATCTATTGCAACATAAGAACAATTAAATCCTGCTACATTATCTTTATCTAAGGCAGGACCTGCAGTCATTAATGCTCTCATTGAAGGCATAACTTTTAATGTAGTTATAGCATCAACCCATCTATCTCTTTCTTTCTTATCTAATTTTTTCTTCGTTAATTTTTCATAACGTCCTTGCATATAACTAACATATCGTTCAACAGTTTCACTCCAGGTTTCTCTTCTGTTTTCTTTTTCAATCCATCTTGCATAACGAGATATTGCAATATAGTTTTGGTATTCAGTTGGTAACATAATTATTTCCCCTTTCTTTTTTTAAGTTTAATTCTATCATAACTATCTCTGTGTGTCAAGATAGCATTGATATGACTTCGTATAAATGTGGTTCTCTTTGATGTTAATATCTCAAGAGCCACCTTTCTCATATAGTTGGAATCAACATCAGCCAACTCACAAATATATTCAAAATCATCTTTCTTCTTACCATGCTTTGTAGTAAACCAAAGTATAGCTTCACGTTTATATTTACAACTTTCTAAATCATTAGAATCTTTTTGCGTGGCATCAAGCAATGCTTGTAATATAACTGCAAGAAATAAAGTTCTTTCAGCAGTTGTACTACTGATAAAATAACTTTCAACTGTTTGAAAAAAATTATCATATTGTTGCATCATACCAGTGTGTGGGAATACCATCACTAATTTTACAGTAATCAAAGTTGTGTTTATTACACCACCCTGCATAAGTCATAGTACCACCTTTGTTTAACTTTTTATTTGGATTATCAAACGCAAACCTTATTAAAATTTTAGGATTACACTTTCTAAAAAATAAATGTTTCTTTCTCATCTCTATAGTAAATCGTCCTTTAACTTCTATGTAAGTACCATTAGGTAATAGAAAGTCAGGGCAATAAGTTTTAGTTTCATGCCACTCATAACTATATTTATCATGTTCATATTTAACTTTTACTTTATTATCTTTTAAAAAGTTATAAACCTTTTCTTCTGAACCACTTCTAAACTTCATTATATATTCCTCATATGAAAATAGTTTCTTATGTGTAAACAAGTAAAGACAATACACATAATTAACATATAATAACTTGATGATAATAATGACCAAGTTATCCAGATAGCATTTGAAACCATACCATAGATGGGTGCATGATTATCTTTATTGCCATACACCCACACAGTAATAACTGCACTTATAGCAGCAAATAATTCAAAAATACTAACCAATGTCATTTAACTCTACCTCAATTACATCAGGTTTTTTAGCAACTTGTGTTAAGTATCTTGGTCCATTCGCATAGATAAATTTTCTAAGTCCTTTGCCATTATTAGAATCCTTCCAGCAATCAACTTTGTAAGCACAGTAGGAACAGCCAACATCAAGTTTACGATTACCACCACTACCATCTGCAATATCGTCATAACACTTGCTAGGTATTTCATCACTTGCGACAACATCTTTAAGATGTAAGACCCTATCTTTTGCATTTATCATCTCCATATCGTGGACAGGCATTACACATAACCTACCACTCTGTTTATCTATAGCAAGAAAAGCTCCACCCTTTTTACCTTGTGCTTCAGCATAAGCTGATAGCTGAGATATATAACCAAAAGGGTCATCTTTTAATAGTGAACGATTTGAAAACTTTTTAAATGAATATGCACTGGCTGATTTACAATCAGTAACGACACCATCAATCTCACAGTCTTGGTGTCCTAATACACCTTCAATGTTAAGTTCTTTTTGTTCATTTTTAACTTCATGTCCTGCAGTTTTAGCCATTAATAAAAGTAACTCTTCAAGTATATGACCATAAGTAAACTTTATCTTTGCCCATGCAGGTAACTTTTCTTTTTCTATGTCTCTTGACTGATACCACACCTGTCTATCAGGTTTACCAATCTGAGACATTCTTAAATTATTATTCTCAGAACGTGTGTTGAATAATGACAGTACACCTTCTTTAACTCTTTCAGCAAACAAGTCTAAGTCTTCTTGACTAGGTTGTATACCTTCAGATATAGAATCATATATGTCTTCAACTAAAGTATCAATCTTTTTCATACGAAAAAAATAGGGGTGAGTTATTAGCTACACCCCTATCCATGGTTATTATAGAGTTATACAGGTATTTCTGCGAACTCAGTTGAAGTAGAAGCTGTTACATTGCCTTCAGGTATTTCTTTGAAGGCACTTGAAGCAGAGTTACTTCCTTCGTAAGGAATAAGATTGACCACCTGAACTGCTTGTAGGTCAGCACTCTTACCACTTCTATTTGTTGGTTTATGATTCCACTCATAAGTTTTAAATAAAACATTCACAGTTGAACCATTACCAATCAAAGTATTTTGAAGAGGTCTTTTCATGTTATCCATGATGTCAGGTGCTCTGTTTGCACTACCATCTTTTCTTTTAGCTTTTCTTTTGATGGTAACAAAGTCTCCTCTTTCGTCTCCTTTGTTTTTAATTGATAGACCTTCAGCTACTGCAGACTTTTTATTTTCTTCATCAACTGCTAGGTCAATTGAATAGACACCATCTTCATCAAACGTAGTGTTTGGTGTTACGACAGATGCCCAATATGCTTTACCATTTAATACTGGCATAGTATACTCCTTCTTTAAGGTTATTATTGTTTCGTACTAACTACGAATATCTAAGTATATAATTATAATCTATAACAATATACAAGTCAACACATATTAAAAATAAATTTTAATTAATGTGTATCTGCCCAGCTAGAGCCAGTTTTAAACTCAGCATCTAGTGGGCATTTAAGGTTAAGCTGTTCAGTTGTTTCTTTAATTGACAGTTTTACAACTTCCCCCATACTTTGTATGTCATTCTTATTTACTTCAAACTGATACTCGTCATGTATTGAAGCTATAAGTTTAACATCCAAACCTTTTTTGTAAACATGTTTCATCATGTTTCTCAACCATACCTTACAAGCTATAGCACCTGCACCTTGTATGATTGTGTTAACTGCTTTATGTGCAGACCTAACATT